ACTTAGCACCTTCTCGGTCAGGGTGTAGGACATTCTTGATCCCTACGTTGTAAGCGTGTAAAGCATCTTGCTCATTACCAAGGCGCTTTACCAGGTGGTCCATCTTGACAGCTGTCACCTTGATCTTGTTCTCAACATTACCTTGAATGTCAGTAGGATTAAGCCCATTTAACTTTGGTCGGATCTGGGTCAGTCCGATAGCTGGGTCAGCCTTCAGCTTGGACTTGGCATTCTTGTCAAAGCTGCTCTCGATGCCGATCAAAGCTAACAGGCCCTCAGCTGAGAAGGTTGGCTTCTCATGCTTGATTACAAGCTTGACTACCTTCTCAGCTTCTTGTGGCTTGATGTTGTGGTGATACTTGTCAAGGACTAACTTGGTCAGCTTCTTCACTCGAAACTCTTCTTGCTGTGGTTGAGACTGCTTTACTACCTTATGAGTAGGGGCTTGATGGTGAGCAGCTCCAACGGCTCCAGCTCCTACCGCAGCGCCAAGCACTGCACCTGCTAGCGCATGCTTCAAGTTAAGCTCAGTCAACTGGTCTTCATGTAAGATCTCGCTCAGCTTCATGGTTTCATGTCCGGGTTCATGCTGTTAGGTGATGCCAAGAAGGAGGCGATCGTCTTCTTGTGTGACTGTGGAACATCACGAGAATTGACCTCAATCACGGTCCAGCGACCAGTCTTGGTGAAATATCTCAAGAGCCGGTCAGGCGGTCTGATCGCCGCATTCACCAGTGCATAGGTCTGACGGTGATAGTGTCCATCAAGCAGTGGGCCACCGCCAACCTCAGTGGTTGGAATAGCATCTCCTACGGTGTAAGGAGCACCACTTGGCGGGATCGCGTCCTCAGCGTACAGGTCATTTCCATCATAAGAACCTGGCATTCCATTCAAGGCTTGACTAGACTGGATGTCCTGTGGATCTTCACCGGTCTGAGGAACTAAATCTTCAGACTGTTGCTTGATTGCCTTAGTAGACTGGAAGGCCTGATCATTCTGTAACAACTGGCTCAAGAAGTCATTGTCCGACTCGGCAACGTTTACCTGGCCTGGGACGCCAAGGATGTCCTTGTGTTCGATCGATGGCATGATTGGTTGTGCATAGAACCTGAACAAGTTTGGGCGCCAGTTTGGAGTATACCCTTCTGTGCTCCAACCAGCGTCAGTCACCTCCAGCCACTTTCTGACTGGCTTCAAGTTAGGGTCGAATTGGATCTCACCTGGTAGCTCAACGATGTCTCCAATCACCACAGGACGACCAAGGATGACGATCATGTCAGCAAAGCTGCAGGTGAAGATGTAGGTCTGAGGAAGTGTGATGCCAAACTTTGCCAGCTCTGACTGGACATCAAGCAGGTCATACGTGCACTTGAGCAACGTAGAAGAATGACAGTAAGCTCGGTCACGGTTCTCAAGCAGGACATAGTCTTCGATATTGTCAAGCGAGAGCTGGGTGCTCTCGAGCAGGTGGATCTCTAAGATCTCCCAAGGAGAGTTACTTGCAACCCCAGCAAAGAAGGTAGGAACCAGGCGCCACTTGTTGAATGGAGCGACGGAGCGGATCCCAAGTGTTACTGTTGAGCTTGTAGAAGGTACTGACAACACGTCAACACGCTGCCAAGTCAGTCCATCATCTGAGGCCTCAACTCTCAGTTGGAGCGCTCGCATGTTAGGATCGGCGGACTGCTTGATGGTTAACGTAGAGATCTGTACCCGGACAGGAGCGCCAGGATAGTAGCGCTCGGATGGTGAAGGAGTTGCAGTCCAAGCCTTCTTAGTTCCAAAGTCATAGCCAATGTAGGCAGGAGCAGATATAACAGCTGAGCCAGTCTGGATGGATCTCCAGGTGCTTTGTGGACCTACCGTGAAAGCATTTGTCGTATTGTAACCAGATGGAGTTCCTGAAGAGATTGGAAAGCCTACACCAGGTTGGTCAATCGTTGAGCCTTGATTGTGGACCCCCAGCATCGGGAAGATGTTTACTGGACCACCAGCGATTGACAAGTTCTCAGCCATCAAGCTAGCGATGTAGTTCGAGTCGGTCTCGGCATCGTTGGACGTTGAGAGGTCCATCGTACCATGACAATACTCAGGCGCGACGTATGTCCCATTCTGGACGTTTACGTTGGTGACGGCGCCATCATTGGCAAACTTATTGACCGGTGGCTGGGTAACGTCATTAGGATTACAGTTAGGATTAGGGATGAGCGGCATCGGTTAGCCCATGAAGAATGGTAGGTAAGAATTATCAGGGCCTGCCTGGCCTACCTCCATGTCTTGGATCTGTCTCAACAGCTCTGCCTTCAAGGCTTCAGCTTGTTGTGTAAGAGCATCGCCATTCAAGGACAAACCACCTCCAGGTCCTGCCAATGTAGTGTACTTACCACGAATGTTACCAAGCATCATCATCAGCTCAGCCCTGGCCCACTGTTGGATCCACATGCTGGTCCAGCGGTCAACGATCAGCTCTTGCTCAGACTTTTCACAGGAAGCCTCAACGATCACCTTCTCTGGGGTCCCAAACTTCTTGTAGATCTTCATCTCACGGGTGCTCTCACGCCAGTTGAAGGCTACTTCACCCGCAAACAACAGTGAGAAGGTCTCAGACATGGCAGCGATCAGGTGGATGGACACCAAGTCATAAGAAACGCCTGGAGCGTAGAACTGGTTCAAGAACTGTTGGGCATAGATGTTGTCTGGCGCAAAGTTTACCAGGCCCAGCATGTTCAGCCTGTGGATCTTCAGCACATCAACTATCCTGTCGGTGCCAAGTGAAGGGTCATTTAGGTAATAGACGTCCTGGAACTGTTGGATCTGGACGAAGAAATATTGCTTTGAGTATGCCGAGTCGGTTCTTCGGCGGATCTCAGCTAAAGCATTGTCAACACCAATGTCAAAGTGTGCCTCATCCAGCTCGACACAGACCTTAGGCCAACCAAGCTGACGCTTTAGCACGTTCTTCAGGTTAGTCCTGGCTGAAGATACCAAGGTGGTACCAACATCTTGCTTCTGCTGCATTGGTACACCGGTTGGTGACTCGGCATAGTTCCACTGGGTGCCATCCCAAGACTTAAGACGCTTCTCAGTGGTGTTGTAGAAGAAATCTCCTAGCGCTGGGTAGCCAACTGGAAGTCCTGCCTGCCCAGGGATTGGGTCAAAATTATTCGTGAGCACGTTCGATGGTGACGTAGGCTCCCAAGTGGTGCCGCTCCAGACGAAGACTAACTTTTGGGTCTCGTCGAAGTAAACTTGTCCTATTGTTGGGTTCAATGGTGGGGCATAGCTCTTGGGCATGTCTCCGGCGAAGGAAGTAGAAGCCTGAGACTGTGGATAAGAGTAGACACCAAGCGTGTAGTAGGTGTAGATGTTCGAGACGATGTGAGCTGAGAAGTAGTAAGCTATGTCAGCGGTCAAGTTTACCACGTTAGCGGTTACCGTGGTGGTGTCATTGTATAATGCTGTCACTACCTGAGCGTTGCCAAGCATATCATCTTGCACCGTCAGGTCATATGAAGGGTTGTAGCGGACCCCATCAGTCGGATAGTTCGACGGGTTGATCTCCTTTAAGGCACAGGTGATCACGATACCATTGTAGACCCTGAAGCGCTTTGGGATCTTCCAAGTCAGGGTTCCAGATGTTGGTGAAGTTCTGGTAAAGGAGAGGTCAACCTCTTGTCCTTCTTCCCACAGCTGATTTTTTGCGTCTGGTACACCGATCGTCATTTAGGGCTCCTATGGTCTCTACAGGGTATTTATAGTGGAAATGAGCACAGTTGAACCATCCTCAATAAATACCTGCAACTAAACCACTGGAGCACATACGTCATGCAACTACTACAAGAATTGTTAGAGATCAATGAAGAACTCTCCCTCTATGAAGCCTTCGACATTGCATTGTTCGAAGACCTTGGCAACCTGAAGAAGATCGACAAGAAGCTGTTCAAGATCTTTGTGAAGAAAGAACGGTATTTTAGTGGTAAGCGAGAGCATGGTGATACACAAGTTAACGGCTCTCTTGGTGAAAACTCGAAGGTTGAAGAGCATGTTGACAGCGGCTACAGTGCAGCTTGGAAGCACCTTGAAGACGCTAAGGTCAAGGCGATCATCCTGCAATATGATGGTGACCAGATCTTTGCGGTGCTGAAGGCTGGGCAAGACTACAAAAAGAAAAATGAGTATGCCTTCATCGTCAACCCATCTTACTTTGAGAAGATCGCTGAAAAGGGCGAGTACAATGAGATCGTCGGTGGTGTGATCAAGAAGAGCAGCACTTGGAGAGGTAAGCGCTCTGAATTTACTGAAAAGACTGAGTTCGAAGCTGGTACTGCCTCTGAAGGTGCTTCTACTACCTCAACAGGTAACCTCAAGAAGATCATCAAGCTTGCCTTTGACGCTGCCAAAAAGAACAAGGCAGACCTTAAGACCATCGTCGTGTCCATCGATGAAGAGCGTCTTGCTAAGAATGTTTCACGTGCTAAAGGTCGTGAAGGTTCGCTACCTTACCCAACTGGCAACAAGATCGCGATCGGTCCAGGTAGGTACACTACCTATGAAGAGCAGGCTGGTAAGTACTTTAAGAGCTTAGGAGCTGACCTACGAGACCGACTGGACAGCTTCAAGGCCTCCAAGGCTAAGTCCTTCGACAACCCTAATGACCTGTTGACAGCGCTGATCAAGGAAGGTTACTTTGACAAGCTCAAGCTGATGGGCTTTACCTACAAGATGGGTAGCGATAATATCAGCTTCAGAGGACTGACTGGCCAATTTATGGGCGAGTCATATATCGACTACAATATCCAGACCAACACTCCAGAGTATGACAAGGCTCAAGACGACTGGCGTGAGATCATACAAGGGCTAAAAGGTACACTGGATGACGAGGAAGCTCAGGCAGCCTATTATGAAGCTAAGAAGAAGATCCTGCCGCCTGAACAGTTCAGAGTAGTCCTTGAGCTTGACGGTGGCATCATCAAGCCAGGTAGGATCAAGCTTGGTAAAGATGAGATCTACGGTTACTAATTCTTAGCTGGCACCCTGATCAGGTAGAGTGGGTGCCGCTCTCCTCCATGTTCAGCTTGAACTGCTAGTTGAAAACTGTTGGTGTCCCAAGCAAAGGTTTGTGAGCTGATAAACTTGTTGTAGTAGACTTGGTCTGAGTGATAAGGGATCATGTAAACGTGATCCTTGCTTTGGTGTTTCTCATTGAGCAACTCTACAAATGGTAAGACTTGAGACCAGTATACAAGCGCTGAGCTTGAGCATTCAACTTTGCAACTACCTCCAGCTGCATCAGCCCACTCACCATTAGTAACTGGGTGCTTTGTTATCTCCCAACCTTGGCCTTCAATGCGCACCATGTTGAACAGCTCTTTGCTCTCATATACCTTGACTGGAGCTTCAACCTTTGCTTCTCTTATGACCTCAACTCCTTTTGGGCCAATAGTCTTCAACATGTCTACTACTTGAAATGTGGTGCAGCTCTCACAAGACACTGACTTAGTGTAGACTACCAGGTGATCGAACAGGTTTTGGATGGTCAGCGTGATGAAGTAACCATTATCCTTCTTGACTACCATTGTGGTAGCCAACAGCTCTGATTGGAAGGCAGCTACTACATCTTGCAAACAACGCTCTTCATTGCACTCAGTCTTTAGGTTTTCTCTACGGAAGATCTCTTTGGCCTTGACGGCAACTGTGTCTCCATAGAGCACTGCATATTTTCCTTGAAGACCTTCTACCAGCGAGGCCTCCATTGTTGTTTCCAAAGCTCGATCTTCTGTAGAAACTCTGACTGGCATCAGCACTAAACGTTCATGATCAACTTGAGCAGCTACGCTTGTTGCTATGAACATGGCAGCTATAACTGAGGCTAAGATTTTCGTGGTTTTCATGATCTATGCTCCTTATCTACTTCTTGGGTGCATTATATCACACTTTTGCGCGAAAGTAAACAGCTTTACGCACAATTTACACGTTATTGAGCCCGATCCTACTGAAACCTGTTTCTTTTCTGATCTCTACGTAATCTTCACGGTGAACATTGACGACTATTCTCGAGCTCCATGACCACCAAGTGTTACATGACATACAAACTCCAGTATGTTCTGTCGCCATTTGGTCCATGTGTCGGATGTCTTGGCTCTTACAATGAGGACACAAGTAGATCTTCAAGGTGCCTTTGCTTCTCATAGGTTGCACTTAAACCTAAACCAACCGCGTTCACCGGCGATACGCTTATCTTTATATCGCCGGTGGAGTTCACACTGTAACTGCATGAAACTTTGGAGACCGCGCGTCATACCTTGTTCCACTTGGTCAAGAACCACTGGCGAGCTAACAGGTTGACCGCTGGCATCACGTCCTTGCGCTCAAGACCTGAGGCCTCGATCACGTCGCTCTCTTCCTTCAGGATGTCAGCTCCTACCAGCTTCAAGAAGTTGCCAGTGTTCTTTACATCCAGCTCCAGCCCGGATTGGATCAATTGGTCCAGCATCTTCTCAAGACGGTGGTCAGTGCAAACATTAGCAGCAAACTCATTGATCGAGTTCACCTTCTCGATGTCTACCGTGGCAGTAGTCTTGACCTTGGTATCTGAGTGTTTAGGGCCTTTAACCTTGAAGATCAGGTCATGAGACTTGATTGTAGCATCAAGCTCATCAGGAACATTTGCAATATTCCAGCTCGACACGCATCTCCAAACAATTCCTTCTCCAATTCCTTCAACTCCAAAGGCCTTGCCTACCGGACAGCAGTTCTCCACCTCATTAGTCAACTCTACCAGCTGGTTCTGTATCAGCTCAGGGTGAGTAAAGTCGATCTCGACGGTCCAAGTAGGAAACTTCTGGATTGAAAAGATGTTGATCGCCTGATCGGTAGTCTTGACGACCTCTTGCTCGAACATCTCATGAGCCTTGACAAGCTGAGCTGGTGAGAACCAGACTGAAGTTCCGCCATCTTGCCCATCTTCAGTGGTCTTACCAGGCGTATAAACCTTGATCCCAAAGACGATGAAACGCTTTGACAGCTGGTTGACCGCTACACCTTTCATGATGCCCTGTCCACACCATTCACCGTATATCGCGATGACATCACCTTGCTTTAGCTTGGTGTGCCCATAGATACCAGCGACAACGTTGAAGTACGGCTTGATACCGGTTCCAGGCAGCTCAGAGATGAAACGAGCAAATCCTGCATTGTCTTGTTCAGGTGTGATGATCTGCTCGCGAGACTGACACCATTGCTCGGTGGTATACGGGTCATAGCAAATACAAGAGTTTGATCCGTGTACCTTTACTGATCCATTGAAGGTCAACTTCGGCAATGGTACACCGTGAAACTTCGCACGGTCTCTGACCTGCTTTACTACGCTACGAAGCTGCTCAATTGAGGGAAATCTGATGTGTTGTGTCATGTTCTCTTATCCTTGTGTTAGTTCTCGTACTTTCTTGAAGTCCGCTACCCAGGCCTTCATCTTCTCTGCTGATCCCCAGCATGTAGCTGGTGCCTCATTGTAGAGGTAACCTACGTAGGCAGGCAAGTTTCGCAGGTTGTGATCATCAGCTCTACCTACTGCATCAGCTAAATCATTCTTGATGACAGCTGACAAGAAATGCCCAGGCTCTACACCATGCTCTATGTACAGCTCAAGCCCTTCCATCATATAGTCAGGGATGACAAATTCTCGAAAACGATAACTCATGTCAGGCTCCTTGTAGTGTAAAGTTCAACATGAACATTGTATCACAGTTACGTCAAGACGTAAATGACTTTGTCCAAAGATGCAAATGCCTGACCAGTGGGAAGGTTCCCTTCACGAGCAACGTTGTGGCCTTCATTGGGCGCTCGAACAAGATCAGGTCCTCAAGCTTGAAGTTTCGCTCGATGACAATCTTCTTCAGCTCCCAGGCAATGATGTCTCGTGGAGCGTTATTGTCCTGGATCCAAAAGA